AGTATTAGATGGCAAAATTGCATGATCATATAGTTTCTGACCATTTAACATAATATCAGTAGATGATGCAGTATTAGATGTAAACTTATTATTAGAAGAATCTAAGCCAAATACGTATGTTGTAAATCCAGAAGATATTGTATTAATTGTATTGTTTACTAAAGAATTGCTGCTTTTTAGAATTGAAGCACTTGTAGTAAATTTTCCAGTGTCTTGTCTAACAATAATAGTATTGCCAGACACATTAATTACAACGCCATTTGCTGCAGACGGTGTTGTTTGATAAAGAACATCATTTGCTACAAAATTAGTACTATTTGCATTTACAAGAATTGAAACATAATTGCCTACAGTATAAGTATATGATTGAACAGTACTAAGCACAGTAGATACCGCGGTGTTTACTCCAACATATTGTACAATATTTTCTCCAGTTGCAAATGATCCAGTACCATTAGCAATAGTTAGAATGACATTTGCATAATTTGGGCCTTTAAGAATACCAACTCTAGAATAATCATTTCTTATAGATAATGTATTAGCTTCACTATTAGCAAATGTTACACTAATACCAATCTTATTGGCATTTAATTCTGAATAAACATCTGAACCATGACCTTGGTGAGGAGATACAATTGCTCGGGCAGCAGCTGAAACTGAGTTTACAGTTCCTGTGTTACCTGAAATCTGTATATCTGCATATGTATAATTAATTCCATTATTAACAACTTCGATTCTATCAATTGCTAAAGATGTGCTATTAACGACTGAAATTGCACGTGCACCAGTACCATCCCCGTATAGTTTAACATTTGGTGAAATTGTATATTGAGTAGTTAAATCTGGTTGTGGATTGAATTCACTATCAACTAAAATTCTATGCTGAGTAGGAGTTATAACGTAATCTACAATTTCTCTAAGTTGTCCTGCGCCAATTCCAGATTCAAGATATACTGCAGATCCAGTATAAAAATCATTATTTGAAGAAGAAGTATTAGCTTGAATTGCGTGAAGTCTTGTATTACCGGCTACAGAAACACCTTCAAATGCACCAGAAGTAAAGGAAATATAATTTTCTCCACCAGTGGTTAATAAGATTGAATCAATAGATCCGTTGACAGCAAAATTTGTGACAGACGTATTTGGTGTAACTGGAATATAACTTGTTGTTGCAAACTTATTAAATACAGTTGATGCAATAGTATACATATATTTCCATTGATAGCCATCTGCTGTAATATAATTACTATCATCAGCTGAAGTCATACTAAATAACGGCTGACTAGTTGATGCAACTCCCCGATTATTATTTAAGCATTTGAATACATGATAGTTTCCACCTTCAAGTGATACAACAAAAAATTTCTTAGATAAAAGATCTGCATCAGAATCATCATATTGAGCATATTTAGTTCCAGACGCCCAATCATATCTATCAATCATATGCAAGATATCATCTGATGTGATTCTTTTTCCAAATATCAATTCTTCAAATATTGTATATTCTGTTTCTTTATATGAATCAGTAATGTTAGAAGGATTTGCACCTGACCATGGCATATGTCGTGCTGTAAAAACATAATATTCTGTATTGGATATGTCTCTAATTGGATTATAATAATCCACGGCATCCTTTACATTAAATAATATTGTATTAGCTACTACAGTCATTATGGGATCTCTGTAATTTCTGCGCCTGGCGCGTCTAGTTTAATTCCTTGCTCAGTTTGTACTATAACTCTACCAAAAAGTTCTGTTCCTGCAATGTGCAAGATATTCTTTAATATATCAGAGTACCTATTGAGCGACATTTTTGATTTAATTTCATATGAATATTCTTGATAGTATTTATTATCGTGAATATACTTATCTGAATTTAATTTACCTTTATTGTCTTTCCAATATCCAGCACCAAGGCCTTGACGCAATACATTGGCTGTACCAAATATGCTTGTAACTTGTGTATTAGAACTTGTCAATTCAAGTTGTTCATTTGCTGAATAGCCAAATCCAGAATCTAAAATTTCAACTTCAGTAACAATTCCAGAAGCAGTTTTTACTTCAGCATCTACTTGGGCATTAATCCCCATATATTCTGGATTCCCAATATAATTTACTGTTCCGATAGTTCCGGAACCTCGTAATGTTCCAGTTGTATCAATACTAGTAACGGACGCGCCATCAGAAAATTGAAATTCAAAAGATGTATCTCTAATAGTTAAAGTATTACCTGATACAGCTTGAATCAATCCATTAGCTTGTCCAAATGTTGTTGGTGCCGCAGTAACTGTTGATATTGCACCATTTGCTCCAGTAGTCTGACCTATAATATTATTAGATACTACAAATGAAGTATTTGTTATAGGTTGTACAATTACAGTAGAAACACTAGTGGATACAACAATACCTCTGGCGCCTGTTATAAGTTGTTGAACACCTTCTCCAATCTTAAATGATCCAGTATTTGACGCTAAAATTAACTCAGTTCTTGAAATTGGAATTGTTTGAAGAAGTTTTTGTCCAGGCGAAAATTGATTATTTGTTTCTGTAAGAATAACATCCTTGTCTTTAAAATAGAACGGCGAAGTTTTTGCATCTACAATTTTAACAAATGGATCTGCATTATAATTATTACCTGGATTTACTGATTGTAACGAATCAATCCTACCAATTATAGCATTTGCTTGTAAAAGTGCATCATTTATAAGTCCGTTACTATAACCTATGGCGCTATTGCCTGAAAATCCATATGCATTAGCAGCAGTATTAGCATTAGATCCATCTATAAGCATATCTAGAAAACACACATTGCCGCTATTGAATCCAGCTAATCTGGCATCTTTAACAGCAATTGTCTGTGTATCACCCAATGAACCTACGCTAAATGTTGCTCCAGTTCCAGAACTATATACTGTTTCAGTATTTGCTCTAGCTGTTTCAATAGTTCTCCATATAGTAGCATTATTAAAAGTATATAATGAATTAGAAACTAATTGAATAGATGTATTAGATAGCACAGAATATACTATTCCAATAGGTGCATTATTGGCTCTAAAATATACTGTATCACCAACGTTTGCTTGCCAAATAGTATTATTTCCAGTTATAATATTTGTGGTAGTGTTAGATTTGGCTAATCCAAGAGGTTCTCCTACAAAAGCTTTAATATAACCGCTGTTATATAATGTGCCTTGAATGTCATATAATCCAACAGCAACATTATTTGAACCTACAACTTTAGCAGTAACAGAAGAATCTGTTATATCAACATAAGAAGCAGTTATAGTAAGATTTGCAGCATTTCTAATTTTAGAAACAGTTGCCCAATTTCCAGCAACATCTGATATTACAACGGTTCCTGCTGTTGTATTAGATGGTGTAGAAGCTACAACATACCCATTAGCAATTTGACTATTGGCTGAATTATAAACATTAATAGAATCAAGAACTGCAAATGAATTTGCGCCAGTTAATGTATTATATTGAAATGTCTTTAAAGGTTGAATTGCAGATTCAAACGTATTAAATGAACCAGTATTAGAAGTTATAAAAACAACAGCATTTGAAACTATAACTTGTGAATTAGATTCAAAACCATAACCGCCATCTACAAGAGTAAACGTTACTTTACCAGTACCATCTACAGTTTTTCTTACAACTACTTTACCAGACTTTCCACCCGGGCCTGTTATATTAAACAAATCACCAATTTTATTATTTGCACCACCAGATGTTACATTTACGGAATTTAACGAACCAACAACATATGGTGAGCCGCTTAAAATATTATTATCTGTAATATATTCACCAGTTTGAAAATTTCCCATAATATTACTAATATAGATGATATCTAAAAATTTTCCACCGACCTTTCTTCTAACTACATTTTCAACAAATGCAGTTGCTTCAGAAGACGCCCCAGTAATTTGCTTACCGATAAATGAAAATGCTCTATCAGATTTAGAACATTCTAAATAATTAGGAATTATCCAAACACCATGAGATGCTCTTAAAACATCTTGGCCTGGATTATATACTTCAATATCTTCGCTAAAGACTAAATCAAAAAATAATTTATAAGCTTCAGATGAACCTTTTGATTTATATAAATCTTGAATATGTTTAACAAGAAATCTCTTATCCGAAGCGGTATTTTCTGGCAAACTGTTTAAAAATTCATTCTTAAAATTATCTAGAAACTCATCTACAGTATCATCAATACTTCTATATTTAAGAATGTTTCTAGATTCAGACCCACCTTGATCTAACCATTCATAATAAGCTTTAACAAAAGCTACAAAATTTTTACCTTCTACTTGATAGAAAGATGGGAATTGCGATTCTATCAGCGGAGAAATATTTTGTTCTATTTCTTTCATTATTGTCTAATCGGAGTAGCTATTACTGACACGTCTTCAGGAAGAATCGATAATATAGTATTTTTAACTGATGAAAAATCACTTTTAACAGATTGTACATATATGTTTATGGCTGTACCGCTATATGCTTGAATGGCAGGAAAATTAATAGAAATCTTTCCAGTAATATAATCAATAATTCCAATATTGTGAATAATAACTTGTTCAATACCATTTATTTTTGTTGCTATTGCAATTTCACCGGCTCCGTTATCTACAAGATAACATGTATTATTGTTATAAGTAAAATATGTAGAAATTAAAGTATTTTCTACAATTGGATTTTGATAGTCTATAATGTAGACTATTGCAGTATCAAGAACTGGAGCAATCTTTTTAATAATTCTAGTAATAACATTTATTGATGTTATTGAAGAATCTGATTCATCTATAGCAGCAAGTAGTTTTGAATATCTAAAAATAGTAGAGAAATCATCTAGATATGTTGTATTGAATGTAGATACTGCATTTTTTACTATTGATTCAATTTCTCCAACATTTTTAGTTGTAGCATTTAGATTATAATCAACCAAAATTGTTACATCAATATATGTATAATCGTAGTTTACTATAATTGGAATTATTGATATTGGTGCTTTTGTCTTAATAAATTCTGATATTGCATCCCCAACTAGTTGAGGAATTCCATCAAATTCTTTAAAGTCAATTGCTAGATAGACTTTACCATACTGAGGTGGATCTAACTGTTCACCACCATATACATTAATTGATTTAATATCGGGATATTTAAGAAATAGAATTGTTTTATAGTCGTTTACTGTTACTGCGCGTTCTTGAGTTTGATAATGTCTAGGAGCATTAAACTTAATTGAGGCTATGTTTTCTTGTTCTGATCCACCGTATGCCACTTGTTTTGTGGTGACAGTAATTAGAGACGTTGCGTATCCAGATATAGTAGATGATGGGACAAATGTTGATGATCCATTTGGTCCTATACCTTTACTAATTCTATAAGATACATTAATAACATTTCCATTTATTGGAGCAACTCCAACATTACCATCACCAAATACTATTTCGTATCTTAACTTATCTGCTGCTTGAACAAAGAAGATTTTTGAAGTAGAATTATATCCTAATAAAGAAGTAGCTTGAATAAATTCACTATTTGTTGTATCTGTAGAAGAATTCTGAACAGTAATATACAAACTTGATGTATCTATATTTGTAGTGTTTAAAATAAATCTTTGGTTTTCAATTGTAGAATTTGCAGAAAAATTTTCAGTAATATATATTCCTTCATATATTGCAACATTAGAAGCAATATAATTATCCGATGCGGTTGCAATATATGGTTGGTCTGTAGTAAACGTATAAATGGCATTATCTATTCTAGAATTGAATGCTGTGCCTTTAGGAATAGTAATTGTTGCTGGTGCTGTTGTTGGAGAAATTTGAATATCTATATATGCTACAGCTGATTGATATGATCTAGGAGTATAATTTAACTCTTTTGCTCTAGACACTACAGAATCTCTAATTTGAGCACTATCTAAGAATGATTCTGATATTGCCATATTTGTATAAAAATTATTCATATGTGTATTATATGAAAGAATATCTAATAAAACACTAATATTAGAACCGCCAAAATCATAATCTTTAAATTGAACTTGTGATTTCAGATAGCTAGAAAGATTGCTTCGAATACTATTGAAGTCTAAATCAGATACTACTAATGCAGAATTGGAAGTCATTTATCTAACTCTATCTAATGTTATTAGTGTGTTTAATGTAACAGTCTGTAAACTATTTATTGTTGAAAAAATAATACTTACATTAATTGCATTATTATCAGGATTACTAGTAACTGTAATATCCACTATGTTTGCTCTTGGTTCATAGTTTTCTATTGCTGTTAATATATCATTTTCAATATGTTTGGTTACAACTGGATCAATATTTTCAAACAAGTATTTTCTAAGATTAGCTCCAAACCTAGGTCTAAATGGTCTTTCATAATGATTAGTTAGCAATATATTTTTTATAGATCTCTTGACTGCATCTTCATCAACAAGACGGGTTAGGTCTTTCTTAATAGGGTGCACTGTTAGATTTGATTGAAAATCTGAATATATTTCATTTGATCTGGTTTGTGGTGTAATTGCCAAGACAATCTCCTTGAATAGTAAACTATTTATAGGATTTTTTGAGAACAAGTATTTACATTAATTCGGTATAGTATATTATAAATATATTGTTCGGTGATACGGACTTGAAGTTGTGAAGACCCGGGTGCGATTCCCGGCGCCTCCACCATGAATACTTGAGTATATCAGATGCAAGTTCAAGTATTCATGATGGGGGCGACCAGTATCGATTCACATTGGGTGGGAAGAGGAGAACACGGTAAGAAACGACCGCCAATCAGTTCAAACTTATAAATGCTAACGATAACGAAAGCATGGATACCCGCCTAGCGGCGTAAGTATTCCGGGGTATGGGTTCCACCTAGCAACAGAACGGGCCCACTAACAT